ATTAAGTTTAACTTTTGCAAGATCACCAGCTGCAGTTGTGGTCTCAAAAGAAGCACCAGTAATAAGATCAGCATCACCACCGCTTGAGTCTTTTCTGAATCGACCAACCACATCCAATGGAGCAGTATCAGCAGTATGCCGGAAATAAACAGCATCACCAGGAACAACAGATTGCTCTGTGTAAACCCAGATTTCACCAAAGTCAATGATGTTCATTTCTCTGTTTTCTGCATAAAGATGCAGACCAGAAGCATTTTCAGCCCAGGCAGTTGTCAGTTCTGTAATTCCCATAAAAGCCTGCCCTGTGGCAGTTGGTAATTTTGCTTGGCTGTCTGCTGTACCTCTGACAATAGCTCTACCAAAAGCAATGTCAGAATCTTGTGCAACTTTGGAAGTGATATTTGTCAATCCAAGATTGGCTCTTTGCCCTTCAAAAGCAGCAGCATGTTCAGCTGTATAAGTTGTCTGTACAGGCATATTACACCTCCTCCATTTTCAGAGTATCTTTCATATAGCAACCTCTGGCTGATTCTCTGGTTTTTTCTTTCCCTTCTCCATCAGTGACTTTTTTCTTTTTGAAATTATCACCAAGGCTTTTCAGGGAGTCACTTGCCTTTTTTGAAGCTTTGATGGCCATATCATACATAGCATCAATATAGTCATCAGATTTGCCAGATAGATCAGTTTCACCCAGCACTTTGTCAATGACTGCAGATTTGATCTCTTTGGGACAATCTGTGCATTCTTTCATTTTATCCCCAAGAATTTCTTTTGCAGTTGCAATTAATTCTGCTCTGTCAGCAACAAGCTTGTTAATTGCATCAGAATCGAGGGTGGATTTTTCCAAAGCATCTTTAGCAGCTTCTGCTTTGTCTTTTTCTTTTTCCATCTCTTTCTTTTCTTCTTCTTCCTGATCCAATTTCTTTTTCAGGCCTTTCACTTCAGCATCGTGTGCTGACTGCTGTTTTTGAATGGCCTGTGCAAGCTGTGTGTTTTCAACATCATACTCGATGCCATCAATTGTGATTTTCACAGGTTTCTCCTTCTTATCTATGGTTATTTTGCACGCAGAGCCACAACGGCCAGCATCCACTATAGCTAAATGGTTTGCTCTGATATTAGTCTGAGCAAACTCATATTCAACTCCATCAAATGTTCCTTTTTGTTCAATAAGTTTCTGTGCATATCCCACAGAAACTTCACCCTTTCCATCTTTGATCTTTTTGATTTCTTCTTTGTCTGTTATGGTAACCACACCAGCCAGCACCTCATTATCTTTTTCAACATGAGATACTGTTCCAACTTGAAGATCTTTTACATTGTCAACTGTGACAGCATCATCAGGGTGATCATCTGTCACAGTAAGATTCACAAAGCTCTTAATGCTATCAGGGTGAAAGACTTCATCAGGTGATCTAAAAACTCCAATTTTTTCTAAAGCTCTATCTGGCAATCCAAGCTCAAAACCAAAATAGTGCTGAACACCTGTACGAGCTAATTTAACAGGTGCAGTCAGAAAGCCAGTAGTCTCGTCTACAGTAGCTCTAAAAAAGGATTTATCGCCTAAAATAAGCCCTTTATCAGCTGCTTTTCCTTTGGCTAAGAACTCTAAATATTCAGGGGCTTTATCTTTTGTAAAATTAAGCTGCAGCATTTTCCACCTCTATTATAGGACTATAGGAACACCGACAATTGATATCAGTTATTCCTGGTTGTATAAATTTTTGACACGATTTTGACCAAGCACCTTTTTTAAGTTCATATTCAACTCCATTCAATTCTTCATGGCAAGGTCTGACCCGCTCATCTTGACTTGTTCTGAAGATGCCTTTTGTTATGCCTAGTGCTTCAGACCTTCTCAGTGTGATTTGAGAGTTGATTGTTTGAACTTCATTTCTTGCTATGGTTTTAATTCTTCCTGCCAATTTGCTATTAGCAGTTCCAACTTTACCAACAATCTGTTTTTCAATAGTGCTGTACCTTGCTCCACTAGCCACTCCATTATTCACAATTGTCTCTACTTGTGTCAAATATTCTTCAGGAAGTGATTTGATCAATGAAGCATTTTTATTTACACTCAATGCTATGAAATCTTCAAGCCCTTCAGAAGCAACCACAGAACCAAGATCCACCCCAGTAGCAGCATGAACAGTTCTGTCAAACCTTCTTTTATTGGTAGCACCTACTCTTTGAACCATTTGTGCTGCAGTATTCTGTGCAAATCCTGCAGTTATGTTCCCTGTGAACACAGCATTCAATCTTCTAAAAATAACACCAAGTTGATCTCCAACTCCATCCATCACATAAGATTCCTGATTGGATTTTAGATATGGCAATAATTCCTTCCTAATAGCAAGCACAAGTGCTTTCCCAAGCTTTGCTAATTGCCTCTGATATTGAAGCTCCAAGCCTTTTTGACTCCTAATTGGAGATGCTATTTTTTGTTTTTTAGCCAATATCCATATTTCCTATTTAAGCACCATAATAAGCCCATATAGAGCCATTTGTGGCACCAACATATAACTACCCTCATTTTTTCTAAAACCACTACTGGTTGATATCATTGAAGATATTAACAAAATTGTTAGGATAACATAACTCATATATTCACTGAATTTTCCAACACATATAGTATTGTTTTTGTTATTTGCTTGCCACCATTGTGAGTGACCTTGAAAGTGAGAAACCTTTTATCAGAATCATCTATTATGTTGTCATCTGCAGGTATTTCCAACTCACCAGGAGCAGTTGGAGGATTAATTTCAGACCAGTCAACCAGGGTTTCTATCCCATCAGATAATTTGTATTCAATTTTTTCAGCACTAGTTATTGGATTACCTTCTTTATCTTCAAAAGAATATGGGTGATATGTTGTTCTATTCTCTGGGAATGTTCCTGTTGATATTAAGTCTGAGCAAGTCATTATGCATTTCCTGCTGTTAGTGTTCCTGATGAAATAGCAATTGATGAACCAACACTAAAATTGTTATCATTAAAAAGCAGATCTGCATCAGGAGTAGTATATGTCAAAGCATTGGTTGCAGTAGCAGTAGCATTCTGTGTTAATGTGATCTGAGTTCCACTATCAACTGAGTCAACTGTTGTTCCTGCTGGAATACCTGTTCCAGTCACCTCCATACCTGTATCAATAAGAGAAGTATCAACAATATTTGTGACCGCTGCTGACCCTGATGAAATATCTCCATCAAGTGTAAACTGTTTTCCAACTTCAAGATCCATTACAAAATCATCTGCTGAATCAGTGCATCTTGCCCATACACCTTCTCCTGGATTTCCAGCAGAAGGATCTGTGGTAAAAGAATTAAAAGTTGCTACACCTCCAGAAGCTGCACCAGCAGAAGGATTCCCAAACAAAGGAGTTCCAATCAGCAACTGAGTAGTAATTGCAGCACCTTTTGCTGGTCTTGGACTTGTATAAATTTTAATTTTACCTTGCCCAGATCCACCACCACCTTTATCAAGGTCAGCTATTATATCATCAAGCCAACCATTCCTTAAATCATCAACAATTCCTGCTGTCATAATCCTGCTCCTATATTTATATTGCCTGATTTACTTGTTATGCTTATATCATCTGATTTACTCAAAATAGTTATCTGTCCTGTTTTTGTAGATAACAATATTTGAAATATTCTGCCAGATATTTTAATCTCATACATTTTCAGTTCTGCATCCTCAAGGATTATATCAAGATCACCTTTGATGCCTAATTTGCCAATGATTTCTGATCCAACTGATACACTAATATCAGCAACTCCAGCAAATCCTTTTGAAGCTAAAAATAAGGATATAATATCATCAATATTTGAATCAAAATTGCCAAAATTCCCTTTTTGGCCTATGGTGGATAACAAATTATCTTGCAAATTTGAATTTAATACTCCAGTAAAAACAACTTGACCTTCTGCACCCAGCAAAGAAACAAGAACATCAAATGTTATGCTGATGATACCATTCTTTCCTTCATTTCCTGAATTTGATATTGCTCCTGATCCTGCTGTTGCATTAACAGACCCAGAATTGCCTTTTTTACCAATAAATGACAATATTTGGTCATTAATCTTTATAGGCAATAATGGTGAACCACCACCCTCTGGTAAACTATAAAAAACAGGTATTCTTGGTTTCCAAATACTATTAAAATTTTCGCTTAGTGATAACATTTGGTTTACTGTCCAGTTTTCATAGCTGGAAATAATTGGACCAATCAATCCACCACAATGTCTACCGGCAGAGTCATTCCTACCACCAAAAAACACATCATTTGAAACAGCACTGGTCAGAGAACTTGCAGTTGTGCTACCTACATAAACTTTTGAATCTAAAACGAAATTGGGTATATTGCCGAAAGTGCCTGTGACACCAAAAATGTGTGGTTTACCATCTGTCAGTATATTAAAAGCCTCAACACCACTATCTGCCCCAACACCAATTGCTGCTCCACCTACAGAGAAAGAAAGGTTTCTGTTAGATGGATTACCAATAATTGAAAATGAGTCCAGTGCACCTGAACTGTTCGTAAAGTAATAAAAAGATGATGGGGCTATAATCTTCTGATAACCAAACATGAACGAGAATCTAGTTGAACTGCCAGCCTCATTTGTGCCAAAAGTACCAATTGTTAAATTAGTGTCTATATGATCAAGATCAGTAATACATTTTATTTTATCTTTATCAAAAATAGCACCAGACGATAGATCAGAATCAACCTTACTTTTTGCATAATTATGAGCAACCAAGCCTGCATTTTCCCACCCAGGAACAGCATAATTGATTAAGTTTGGGTCAATACCAATACTATTTACAACATCAAATAGGTTGCTTTGAACGCTTGAAAAAGCCCCCCATTGTTTAGGTTGCTGCTTATATGATTGTTGTAAAAACAGCATCGTTATTGAATCTCAGGTAGTATTGGTGTTGCTATTAATTCAGCTGTAAAGCCATAGTCAATGGCTTTGATCTTCGCTTTGGTCAGGCTCGAATCAAGCACAATAAATCCAGCTGAGTATGATCCAGTTACTGTTACAGGGATTACAGCAGACAAAGCATATTCATATTGTTCATATTGTGAATTCTCATCATCATATTTAGCAGTCCAAATTTCAGCAACTGCTTCACTTGAAGGTGCAGCAGTAATATTGATTGACATACGGGCCTGATCAGCACCTAAACAGTTTTCTGAGCCACCATCATAAGTATTATCAAGGGGTGTTTCAGAGCCACTAGAAAATGCATCAGCAGTAATAGCAGCACTAGCTTGAGCAACAAAAGCTGTTCTTAATTTTTTTCTTACTTCATTTGCCATGTTATACTCCTATTAATCCAGCAGATTTATAAGCTAAAGCAAGGTCATGGAATTTATTATCTGTTTTCACTGTATATTCGATATCAGAATCAGGTACATCTGTGTCAGTATCAATTTTCCCGCCAACGGTTGTGTTAGTCATAACAATTCTTGCCATGTCTTCAGATTTAACTTGTCCAGCCCATAAAGCCTTTGCCAGCAACAAATCATCTGCGTCAGGTGCTGTTTGTTCAAATATAATGTCTGCTTGTTCATACATATAATACAGGCAACGATCTTGAAATTGTTTGTCTCTGGATTTTTCAATTCTCTTTAATGAATTAGCCATATTTTAACTCCTGTTTAATATTTTTTTTGCCGAAACTTTATCTCTCAATAAGTTTAATCATCAAAATCCAAATCTTCATTTTTCTTTTCTTCTTCAACCCTATTTTCATCAACAGTTACATAAGTACCATTTTCAGCAAGTTGAGACATTATATCTGTACCTTCAATTATTCCCATATCATAATATGTTTGGTCTCTGGCAGCATTTTTGGAATCAACATCCGCTTGTTCAATCTCTGTCAGCTGTTTGAGTGGATTAAATTCATATTCAATTGCCTGGTCAATGCCTTCATTGGCTGCTATTATTTCATCCATCCAAGTAATGTGTGGCCTCAAATCATTCTCTTGAATTGATTGAACATTATCATAATAATTAAGCATATCAGATTCACCAGTGGCATTTTGACCAGCTGGACTTATTCCCAATAATCTGGTAACAGGAATATCAGAAGCACCAGAAACTTTCTGAATAGCTCTATCATCAATTTCAGGAAGGGTTGTGAATGTATTTGTTTTCTTATCATATTCATCTTCACCATCAAGAGCTATGCCATTGATTATACTTTTCATTTTGTGAGCAAGCTGAAGCCTTTTAACAACAATGCCATCTTTGCCTTCAGCCACCAAAGCATTCAACCCTTTTATTTTATATACATCCACATTACTTTCAAAAATCAGATCAGCAATGGATTGTGATATTGTCTGACTATCTGAAACTGGCTCCCAAAGCCTTGTAAATATAGATGTTCCCCAATAATTCTGTTCTTCAAGCTCTCTGATTGTTGGAGTGATACCAAACATTTTGGTCAATCTAGTATGGTGAATCAACTGGCCATCTCTGACAACTTGATAAAACTCAGGCTGGCCAAAATTCTTTGATAGAATTTGTCTATTTATATGTGTGGGGTAAATGTTGTATCTATCTAGTACAATAAAATTACGCAGTGTTCCAGGCCTTATAGTGCTGATATTTAATGGCTGCTCTAAATCTTCTCCATCTATTATAGCCATTATAACTGATCCACCAAAAACTCTTGCCCATTTGGCAGCAAGATTGATATTGCCTTTAACATCAAATGATTTTAATTTTTCTTCAATTGTTTCCTTTTCTTCAGGATCTGAGATGAGGATATTGCGCCATTTTCTGGTAGCATCATCAATAGGTATATCTACAACCTTAGCAGCAAGCCAATTATAAACATAGAGAGTATTGGCAGTATTCTGATCAATCTTCATACCCATTTCATACTGGTTGAATTTTCTTGGATCTTTTTCTCCACCAAGACCTTTTAGGATGTTCTTAAAGCCATCTTTGACCATTGTTATAATTTGATTTGGTTTTTTCATCTATACCTCAAACCACGTCATTTTAAACATCAATTTTACACCATCACCATCACTATTGTGAATAGTAAGTGCATATTTTATTAGCCTGCTTAATTCAAATGGCAGTCCTATTGGTGATGTTGCTGGATTTGAATTATTTGGGTTTACACCAGTAGCAGGTATGAGATCCCCAGCAAATCTAGTCCCAAGAATCACATTAGAGGGATTCAATCTCAATGTGCTTTTAGGAGCAGGCATTCCAAAACGTCTGTTTGATGCACCCAATAGTGTTCCATCTTCATCATTAGTAGTACCATAGTATAAATCTATTTCACATGGACCAGATGTGGCACTAAAAATAAAAGGATTAACAGTTATATTTACACCTTCAAAAGCAAGTGGGCTAAATACAAATGTTTTTGTCTCATCAGCAGCAAATGTAAAATAGTCCTCAAATGAAAATGATTTTCCTTGGACAAATAAATCCTCTTGAACTGATGAATTCAATTGTGCCCCTAATAAGCCAACTGTGGCTCCTGGACCAATAGCATTTCCAATCATTTTACCACCTTATGCATAAAAATGCCCTTCAAAAGATACTGCACAACTCAAAGCTCCGCTTGTGTTGTCTGAAAGTCTGCAACTTATTCTTTCATTAGCAACCTGCTGTGGTATCTGTATTCTGTTAGCATTTTCCCTTGATTGATTTGTATTTCTTTGGCTTCTTGTTGCTCCAATTCTTACCTCAGAACCACCCAGGCCTTTAAATATATCAATCTGAATTTCACCATTTCCTGAAATATCAGCAATATTGATCCAATGCAGATCAAATGCAGAAAGACTCATAGCATTGGCTGGGATCACCTCAATTATAGAGCCAGTCAAATCCCAAGCACCAGAACCAGCAATCAAAGTTATTGCATCAGAATGATCTGGATAAACAAAAGATTTCCCATGAACATGATAATATGATGTATTCAAATGGTCTAATATGCTATTGGCACCAGGAACATAAGGAACATCAATAAAACCACTCTTGCTTCCAATCTCATTGACTGCTGTAAATTTATTCCCAATCATAAATCTAACCTCAATTTTCCAGCTTTTTCAACAGGATATACATAAATATCAATGCCTGATATTGCTGATATAAGTTCTGTTATTGGATCATCTCTAAACATCAGCACACCTTGTTCTTTCCCTTCTTCAGTATCTGGAGGGACTATGCCACCTGTATCTCTATATGTTTGGAGATATTCTTGTGGGGCTTCTGTTTTTTTGTGGATCTGACCAGAAGTTACATTTGTTGCTACTTTGGTCCATACATTTTTAGGTAAGTCAATAAAAATTGGATCTGCCATTATACTGCCTCCATAGCTGCTTCAAGCATATTCTTTTGATCTTTATTAATAAATGCCACTTCAATAGCTGACATAACTGTATCAAAATCATCATCAAATTCTGAGTTTGGAAACTCTCTACCTTCTTTTGTTATATTATCAACACCAGGAATTTCTGTATTCAGGTACACTCTGCCTGCCTTTATATAAGGTGCAGCATCTTGTGCTCTAAAGTATTTATCAACATGTCTTGGTATCTCTTCAATTTTTAAGCCTAACAACCTTAATTCCTGTATTAAGCCAATACCGCTTGACTTGTCTTCAATATACATAGCCCTGAGCACTGGATCAACCAATTCTATCCTGGGTGTATCATGCTTCCTGTAAAATATCTCTGCTTCCCTTCTTAGGGTAGGGCTTTGCATTTTCTCTCTGAGCTTATCTAACAAGTAAATATTCCCATCCACCCCATATCCCCAGCATTGCAAGCAAGTCCAGTCATTTTTCTTCTTATCTTTTTGGGCAGTATCAGCTGTTATAAATTTGAACTTGATAAGTGGCAATACTTTCCACCATTTCCACCAATGGTCTTTTACAACATTACCACCAGAGATTGTTGGACTGCCTTGATATAAGCTTTCCCAAGACTCTTGTGCCATAACAGCTTTTTTGTCTTCAAGAAACTCTTTGCTTTTTAGCTCAGGAAATAAAGCATCACCAGCACCTCTGTTCAATTCATCTTCAGTAGCTATAGCAGGATAGTTGAGCACCCTGAATTTCTTTTTCAACTCTTTGAATTTTTTTGTCAATCTGCCTATGATATCATGAGTGGTCCATCTGGTCATTATAATAAGCAGACCAGCTTTATCTGAGAATCGAGTCATGAAATCATCAGTGAACCATTCCCATATTTTCTGAGACCAGGTTATTGAATTGGCTTGCTCTCTGCCTTTTACAGCATCATCTATTATTCCAAGATCTAAGCTCTCACCAGTAACAGCCCCACCTGTAGTTGTATTTCTAAATTGGCCACCTGTTGGTGCTCCATCTTTATCAAGAAACTCCAACAATGATGTATTTCTTTGGGCTTCACCTTTCTTGTGTGATAATCTCACATCTGGAAATATCTTCTGATACTTCTCAGAGTCCATAGCCCTTTGCTGAGCTAAATTACACCTTGTTCCTAAGGCATCAGAGAATGTAGCATATATAGTCCTAAGTTCAGACTCTTTGCCTGATATCCAAGAAATTAGGTCTGTTATAGACCAGGATTTGCCATGCTGAGGTGGAGTCTGGATAAACAATATAGGTCTTTTACCTGCTTTCAAATCTACATAGAACTGCTGAAGGTTTTTACAAAGATCAGCTATGAACCAATTATGAGAAAAATTCCCATGCCTCATATACATCCTATAGGCAAGAAAGTTGACTCTGGATTTCTCAATCCACCATTGATCTAAATTTTCTATGTCAGCACAAGTTAGATTCAATGCACACCTTTCACTTTATTACTTCCACAAAAAGAACATCTCCAGCAACCTTTCCAAGATTGGATCACCCAAACAGGGAACCACAATCCACCAGTACAAAAAACAAGAATAATATGAAGGATATGATTTGCCCTTTCCTTCTGAACCATCCTCTGAGATCCACAAATATTACAAAAAGCTGATTTCATTTTATTCATTTTTTGGCCTCATTTCCATCAAATAAATATTGAAGTAAAATATCCAAGTTGCCAGTCATACCAGCAACTATAATAAGAGTCATAATAATCAATACCAATCCACCAATAATAGAAATCTTAACCTTTGGAGTTAAATCCATAAAGTAAGCAAAAGGGTTTGGTATTGCTATTGTTTTCTTCAATGCATATCCTTTATATAAGATATCCAGTTATCCATAAAATGATCTTTTACACTTGGTAAAAAATGATCATCTTCAGCCATTATAGTCTTACACTTAGGCAAACCAAAGCTGATTAATCCCGCTTTTGAGACAGGGTCATCTGGATCAATAAACATAGTTGTATTATCCATATTTCTATCAGACCAATATCTCAGACATCTAGCAGGATTGAATATGATGCATCTATAAGCCCCAAACAGCTTAGTATAGGCCACTGCTTCTGCTGCACCTTTTGAGTGACCTGTAACAACCAGCAGTTTGTTGCTTCTTTTGAACACTTTATCAATTTCAATAGCAGCATCATATGCTGATTTTTTTATACCCTTTTTAGACCAAAGATTGGCATTCTTGAACCA